GTATTTCTCTTATATCTAGCGCCCTTCGCCGCCGGGTGTTTTTCAAGTGGGGTCATGAAACAATCTACCCCAATATGTACATCGTTCTCATCGGCCCTTCTGGCAAGTGCAGAAAGGGCACGGCGATGCGCATGGGCTTTGAGATCATTAAAGATCTCGGAACCGTTAAGATCGTCAGTGAAAGCGTAACGAGAGAGAAACTAATCCGGAATATGAAAGATAGCGTCGGGAATGTGATCGATCCCGAAACAAAAAAACTTCACTACCATTGTAGTATGACAGTGATGAGTGAAGAGTTATCTGTGTTCCTTGGCCAGAGTGATGTCAAGTTTCTGGCAGACTTAACCGACTGGTACGACAGTAAGGATAAGTGGACTTATGACACAAAAGGAAGCGGTACAGATGTCATCCAAGGTGTATGCTTCAATATGCTTGGAGCTACCGCCGCAGATTGGCTTGTGTCCATCCTGCCACCGGAAGCTATCGGTGGAGGTTTCACTAGCCGAATCATCTTCGTCGTTGAGGAGAATAAGCGTCGCACCTTGCCCAAGCCAATCGTGTCGCAAAGGACTATCAATCTCATGGGTGCCCTCAAGGATGACTTGGAGCGAATCTCCCTGCTTGCAGGAAGATACGTCTTCACTCCTGAGACTGAAGAAATGTACATGGCTTGGTACCAAGACCAGGATAGACTTAATAATCTTGGGAGGCCAGCTATTAGTGACCCTCGCTTTGCTGGTTATAACGAGCGCAGGGTTACACATCTTCGAAAGCTGTCTATGATATTCAGCGCGTCTCGTGGTGAGGATATGATGATCTCTCCCGGTGACTTCGAGCGCGCACTGAATGCTATGAAAGCAGCTGAAGTGAAGATGGTAAAAGTGTTTAGCGGTCTTGGCAGTTCCAAGTACAGTGCCATCACTGAGAAAGTGCTGGTCTATTTGCAAGGGAAGAAGAATGTAACCCAAGCAGAACTGCTGACCGCGTTCTATCGTGACCTCGATCTCGAAACACTTAAGATAATCGAAGCTACTCTCTCTGCTATGAAAGTTATCAAAGTGTCGATTGACCCCAAACTAAATGAGACTAAGTATGCCTATATTGCCAAGAATTGATCCATTCCAACGGGAGTGGACATTAGAAGAAGCTGTCAGTATGTGTCGGTTTATCGAGCCAATCGCATTGGTTTACAATGCTCACGTCGGTCTAACCGGTGGATGCCTATACAAGGATGGACTCCGCAAAGATATGGATATAGTCTTCTACCCACACGGTGGGAGTGGGGGGATGGATGAGCCTGGCTTGATCACAGCGTTGGAAGCTGCCGGCTTTGTTCTCGGTGGACGGTGGACACGGGTTCAGAAAGTTTCGTGGGAGGAGAAGACAATTGACTTTATCTTCCCCCACCACGAAGGTGAACCTGGTTCTGAAGAGAACGTATCCTAATCCCTGATGTTCAAAATTTGAACACTACTGGTTATCATCATGCAGCGACTCGGTATTCCTTTCGTTTTTAAGATTGGTAAGGTGGTACAGAAATTCAGTGTCCATGAAGCTGAGGTTTCCGGAACTGAGTGCCGCAGCTGTATTGTCCATCCATCTCTTACGCTCGCCGCTTTCACCGGTCCATTCCTCAAAGTAAACTTCCGCACGAGCTTTAGCGGGGAGTCCCAGCATCCCAATCCACCAGGTCTTTGGGAGGTCTTCGAAGTTGTTTTTCCTCTTCTCAAATATAGCATCAAGCCGTTGAGTTGCTATGATCCTATTCATCATGTTCTTATAGACGAACGGATCATCGTTAGCAAACCCCTGGGCGTACTGAGTGGCAGCTTTATAATCCCTAGAACGACTAGCTTCGAAGAGAATTTCCTTGAGTTTCTGTGTGCGAAGGAAGTCTTCTGTGTTTACCGGCTTAGCAATCCGGTCCATGTTGTCTAGTGCTACGGAGGCAGGATGAGTAAGCTTATAGACACGATTGACCAAAGGCATGCGGGCCATTCGCTCCTCAGTAACACGGCCCCTTTCGCGAGGGTCAGCGTCGGCCATCATCATTTCGTATGCTTTGCCGGCGATCTGGAGATAGGTGTTAGACGGTATGATCTGACTGCTAGCTTGTTGGAGTGCCTCAGGCTTAAGGTTGAAAACCTCTCCGAAGTCCTTGAAGAGTTGATCAGTGGGTTCGCCTGGGAGTCCTTTGAATTTAGCGTAATCCTCCACGTTAAGGTCACGGCCGAATATATCCTTACCGTACCAAAAGTTGTAGTCACTCAAATAGGTGTGCGCGGCGCTGACGATTGGAATGTTAGCACTCAAACCTGGCAAGGACTCTGTGATATAGTGGAAAGTGCTATCCGTTGGCGCTTGGCCAGTGGTGTAAAAATCAACCAGCTGCTCCATCCACACCGTAGGGGCAATGGTTGACGGGTCTTTTGGTATTACGTAATACTCATATCGCTTATTACCTTCCTCATCGATAATAAACTCACCAGTATGCATAATAAGACTCTTGCGTCTAGTTTTCTCTGGTATCTGGGTATGCGCGTCCGCGTTGAAAAGCATATTATAGGCTTCCCAGCCGGCATACAATCCAGCGAGTTGCATAGCCTTTGCACTGAACTCCGCAGGATTCTTTCTAGCGCTCCTAGCCATAGTCCTGTAAGCTTGCGTCGTGGCATTCAGGTAAGGGACCGCGTTATCGAATACTTTGATAACGTTCCCTCCCTGCGCGAAATCGAGATAACGCCTTGCCTGCCATGTAGCCTCGATAGAATCAAGTGGCAATCCCGCTTCCTTTTGGTTCCTGAGAACCCGCTCACGTATCGCCAGCCGTACCATGATCTCACTTTGCTCATTGATGTAGCTAAGGGTGTCTCTGAGCAGGGCCAGTTTCGGGCGGTGACGAATAGCGAGATCACCCGAACTGCGAGCCACCACATCTCTGCCCTGATGCGTCAGGAACGACATGCCCCCGCCCTCATCAATGTATTGCTCGTAACGCCCTGTCTTAGTGAGGGAATCTTTGGCAACTGCAAGCATGTCCCTACCGATTTGTAGTAGATACTTCGGCATGAATGCACTGTAGACTTTATTCGTAGAGAGCCAAGCATGTACGATATCACGTGGCAAGTTCGTCAGGGCGAATCCTATATTGTACCCCGTAGCGAGTGGGCGAACGATTGCGGAACCGCTCACTACTCGCATAATATTCGCAGCAGTGGCACTGATAGCTGGATCTCCCGCTTTCCATTCCTGTGCCAACCATTCGGGAAGTTGGACTGCTACAGTCTTTCCACCGACGCGAGCTTTGATTACATCGAACCCTGGTATCTGATTAGTCGGGTTTCCATCCTTGTCGAGCTTGACCTTTTTAACAACGCTATTTTTCGGGTCAGCTTCGGCGATCTCGTACAGTCGCTTATTGGCCCTGTTCCTCGCAATTCGATTCTCCGTACGGATCACAGTTTCGTTGATAAGTGCTTCCGTGTCGAGGAAGGCTCCCTTCGAGCTACCTTTCCCTATTGGCTGTATCCCGCTCTCCCCAACCTGAATGACTTGACCACCAATTTTCTGTGTTGTAACGGGATCAATCTGATCGATGAACTCAGTTCGGAGATAGTCAATATTCTTCATTTTGTTGTACTCAGCGAGGGAAACCAATCCCTCGTTGTGCAGTTTGTCTAGCTGAGTCTTGCTCACCTTGAATAGCTCATCCGCCCGAAGCGCAAGCTCAGCATACTTTTGCGCGCCGACCTGCCCTTTGAGATCCTGCAGCCAGTGAGCCATATCGGCAGGCGTAGCACCGCCTTCAAACTTGGGCATCTGCTTACCCAGTTTGCTCTTACCAATCGCGATGATACGATTAGCTCGGACGAATTGATCGAACAGTAATCGTTCCGTTCTAACTGCAACACCACCTACCACTGCGCCAGTGTTGTCCGCGTTGGATAGGTTCTTAAAGATACGATTCCATGCATCGTTTGTGGTTGCAATAGCTCGTGGTGTAGCACCCTGAGTTAGCTCCAATTCCCTAACAGCCTTCTCACCAAGTGGCCCTGCTGACTTTAGTAATGCGCGCTTTACGTTGCCAGAAGCGTCCACAACTGTCTTAACAAGATTGTTCTTGAAAGACCTTTTCGATGTTTCGGCCAAACGAACTTCCGCATCCACATCAACTTTGAAAGCGTCGTTCGCCTTTTTAACAGCAGCTCCATTGATCTTGCCTCCGGGAGTTACATTCTTCTCTACGAAGTTAACCTTAACTTCCCTAATGTTAGACCCTTTTTTCTGCAATTCCTTGAGAGCGAGAATAGCATCCTGTCCACCAAGCACCTTTGTGGGCATCCCCTCAACAGTTTCCACAGTAATCTGTTGTCTCGCTTTACCACTAGCTAGCTCCTGAATACGGGCCTCAGCTTCTTGAATGGTCTTAAACCGTGGCTTGCTATTCTCCAGTGCATCGAGTGCCTGAGTTGTCATGTTAGCATGACTGAGAGCAGTTGAATTAGTTGTAGTTGCAGCTGCTGCTGGCTTAACACCAGGGCTTGGACGCAGTGCTCCCTTGGTGAGTAGACCACCGACAACCATCAAGCCAATGTCGATTGACGATTGACCAGCTGCTCCCATGATCTTCCTTAATTCACCAGAAACTCCTGTATTTAGCGTTTCCAGTGCTTCCAACTCTGCCAAACTATCAGCTCCATCCAAGCCACTGTTCTCATCTACTTGCGGTATTCCCGCAGCACGATCACCGATCCACTGACGAGCCTTCTCCATCGTGTTGCTAAAATCAACTACGAAACGTTGGGCATAGTTAGTGGATGGTGAGTATTCGAATTGCTGAGCGATGACGTTGTAATCATCTACCATATCGTGCCAAACATTTTCCGTATCTTGGAGGAACAGCTTTTCAGCATTGTCGTAGTACGCTCCATTAGGGTCTGCCAACGCTTTTGCACCGAGATAATTCCCTCCCGATACCACGTAATCAGCCAAGTTTTTAACCGTTCCAATAGTTGCATTTGCAGCTCCTAAGGTAAATCCTACAGTTGACGCAGCGATAGACAGGGCGATTTCACTCTCGCCCTTCTTCTGATCTGCAAAGTGTTGAGCACCAGCTCTAACTCCATCAGCAAAAGATTCCTTTCCTTCAATAGAATCTACCGTTGCTACTTCAGGTGGCTTAGCAGGAGGTTCGGTGATGTCGACGACAAAGGCATCGTCTAGTACAGCTTCCTCCTTTTTAAGTGTGCTCTTCTTACTGAAGATATCGAGTGCCATTATTCAGCCCTCGCAAGTGGGATAACCCGCCCGCCGATCTTCATGATACGAATGGTGTACAACTGCTTACCGCTCTTATCCTTCACTGGACGCTCTACAATCTGACCATCGTCCAATGTAGATTCAGCCTGTTTCATAACTTGCTGTAGGATCGCATCTCCAGGAGCCATACCGGTGAGGCGCATGAAGTCATTAGCCGCTCGATCCTTAGCCATCGTGCTCTCGATAGCTGGGTCATTAGCGATCTGATAACTCGCATCAATGGTCATGAGCTTCTTAGCAGTTTCCGGTGAGTCAAGTTGAGCAAGTGCCGGTTCAGCAATCTGCTCAGCATTGGCCATGTGACCTCTGGCAATATCGTCCGTGAAGAAGATTTCGCCACCAGCTGACTTGGTGTAAAAGTCTCGGAAGTCCTTGATCGTACTACCGCGAAGTGTTACGACATTAACTGCCTTATTCCTATCAGCAGGATTAGTCGGATCAAGACCCATACGGCTAGCAGTTGCCGTAACTTCTTGGTCAAACTGGGTAGCTTTATCAGGCTTATTCGCCTTTGTACCCGCCTGCTTAGCTTTGACCCTAGCACTATAGGCATTCATCAACGCTGCTGCTGGAGCCACCTCTGCTTGTTGCATTACCAGTGATCCTGGTGCAGCCGCTTCTTGTGCTTCCTGTGGCGTAGAATTCGCCATAACGCCCACTTCGCCAGTATCTTGATTAAGACTAAACTGGCTACCAATATCAGTAGAACTCTGACGAGTAAGACCATGCTTGGCCAACTCTTGATCGCTGGGCGGAGCGCCTTTGCGATGGGTAATAGTTTGACGCTGCTTGCTAACTGGATCAATGACCTCCAGAGCTTCTTGTGCAGGAAACTTCCTATTGATCTGATCGTTGAGCATCTGCACAGATTGAGGATTTGCCAGGATTTCCCTATCTGCAGTAGCCATTGCTTTCACTGCATCCTCGTAACTCGCAGCACCATTGACCGACTTGAAGGCGTCAAGGAACTTCTGCTCAGCTTGTTTCTTTTTCTTGGCAGCAAAGTAATTTTCAATACCACTCTGTACGCCACCCTCAAGAGCTTGCTTGCGTAGATCCGGACCACCTTGTACAATAGTTGCCATGTTAGCTCCTTAGATTGTGTAACCTTGATCAATCAACCACTGACGGTCTCGGTCACGAATTCGCGTTGAATGCCAGTCACCCTCAAGCCACCCTCGCATAGCCTCTTCGTATCGAGTCTTATACGGCTCGCCTTTGTTATGTGCATCCTGAGAGAGACGATGTAGATAGGACATATCTTGCTGAGCAATGGCTCTACCGTTTGGTAAGATGTAATAAGTACCACCTGGGATTTTACCGAATCCTGGTGCCTGTACCGGTGTCATGCCAGTCCGTGCTTGGAAGATAGACTCTCGTCGATCGTCATGCTCCAGAGCATAGTTACTAGCATCGGCAATTGCCCAACCGATAGCAGCAGCGCCAAGGGCTGATCCAACTCCTGACAATGCGCTAGTAGCTCCACCACCTGCCCCGGCACCAGCACCAGCGCCTGCAGCACCCGCTCCAGCTCCACCGGCAGCTCCAGCCCCTGCTGCTGCTCCTGCACCCACCTGACTAGCGAGTGCTCCACCAGCTTCGGTGATAATTGCAGTACCAGCTGGTGCAGCTCCAGCACCAATCAACCCGGCACCAATTGAACCAGCTAGAGCACCGCCAACTCCGTAGTTGCTTGGACCTATGTTGACGCCAGTACCGTTGTTTGGTGTTGAGTTAACGGGATTACCATTTGCATCAGTGATGATAACCCGTCCATCGGGACCAACTCTATAGTTACCACCGGTTGGGACTGGGGGAATATCGGTGACGGTCGTGCCTGTTGGGTTCGGGGGAAGACCGTCTACAGGTGACTCTCCTTCAGGAGCAGGAGTTTCCCCCGGACCATTATCACCGAACAGGCTGTCAAACAGATCCATCCAGTCCATATCTCCTAGCTGACCGCCCAGTCCTTGAGCGGCACCACCAAGAATAATGTTGATGAGACCTGCATTGCCAGGATTAGTCATACCGATGTTCTCAATCGTCGGTGTGAGACTCAGCTGACTGAGCAACTCCTGTAAACGGGCATCCTCAGCGACTGCCTTATCCTTACCTGCTTGCTCGATCTGTCTCGGTAGACCAAGTGCCTGAAGGATACTTGTCTGTTCTCCTGTACGGGTAGCATCAGCCTGATTCAGTGCAGGCAGTAGACCAGCAGCTTGTAGGGCACGATCCCGACTCTTATTGAACTGATCAAGGTTGACTGTACTTCTCTGAGCAGTCAATGAGTTCAGGAGATCCTGTCTCGCTAGTCCTTCAGAAGACTGTCTCTCTGAGCTGAAAAAGTCCGCCCCACCGAATTGCCTACTAATCTTAGGCAGTACATCCCTCTGGAAACTGTCGAGTGCAGGATTCTGTACAGCGTTAGTAAAGAAATCGTTAGCATCTGCCGTTTGCCCCTCAAAGTCTAACAATGATTCCACACTGCCACGAGCAGCAGCACCGGTTGAGTCAGGCATTGCCAGAGCTTTTGACCGCTCCTCGAGCGCTGCCAAACTACTACGCTCAGCTTGTGAAAGTGGAGCAACCATACTGTTCGGATCAGTAGGTCCCCTAGCACCAAGCTGTGTAAGCATGGCATTAAGCTGCGCTCGTTGCTCCTCACTGATAGTGCTCAGTGATCGAGTTTCGAGGCTAGGCCCTTCGCCTGTGAGCAAGTCACTTAGCCAACTCATGTCGTCTCCTTATGTTCAAATTTTGAACACATCTACCACTCAAACTCATACTTGAAACGCAATCCAAAGAATATCAATGATACAGGATCAGTAGTGGTGATCCTGAATCGAACTGTTCTTCCTGCAAGTTGCTTCCAGAATCGTGACCTCTGTGCTACTACACCACCATTGGTCGCTGTACCAAGGGCAATCCAGCTTTGACCCTTATCAATACTAGCTTCCAGTGTAATCGTACCATTCGCAAACGATACGTCAAACCAATCCGTTCGTACCATAAACACTGGATCACTGAAGTCCTTCGTTTCTAGTACTGCAGTGATCGCAGTGCCTCCATCGTTTGGTGTCTGGTAATCGTAAATATTTGATTGCAGGTTATCGACACTGCACAGAGCTACAGCATACCTCTCTCCACTGGACTCAAATCCTGTCCAATTACTAACCTGATCTTGCCATCCACCGACTAGGTCACTCCATGAATCTGAGTCACTGATGATATGCTCACCGTAACCGCAGATCGTTTGAGCGAATGTCCGCTTGGTCCACTTGTTATAGTCCAGATGATACCGTAAGACTTCATTCGCTACCTCGGGAATGACCTGTGTTCTATTAAAAAACAGGATCTCATTTACCTGAGGTAGGAGAACAGCAAAAGCCTGACCGCGACTAGGCGCAACTGTAAGCACACCAGCAGGACCGAAAACGTAATCCTTAATCGGCGTACCAATTGGCTCAACCGAAAACCCACCTCTATACCAGTAGAAGTCATTGTTTCCCCATACGATGTGTCGGTCGATGAGGTCAATAACTCCGATGTTACTGAAGATTCCAACTCCGCTAACGGCCGTAATTGTATCGAATCGTCTGACACCGCTTGACGAGATAGAGACTCTTGCAATTGATTTATCTCGGTAGAGGACAAGGTCCGGCCCGAGGGGAAGTGCTTGAAGGATGTCATTACTGCTGTCCAGGATATCCGTGTATCCTGCCTCCAAAGTAGTCCAGAGAGTTGCATCTCCTTTGGCGCAGTACCTGAAGCGAAACGGAAACCTAACTCCCGATTCGGTAGTGTTGGCGATTATGATGCTGTTATCGTACAACGCTAACGCCTGGCAGCTAGTATCTACCAGACCTGGCACGTTAACCACTGTCAACGCAGTGGGGTCAAATCTCTTAAGATTGTCCACACCGTTGGTGAACACACACCAGTTGTTCCATGGCAGTGCTATGGCAGTAACGTGTCTCTGTGCAACACCATTGAGATCTACTGCCTTCACCACATCGTTACCACTCGCTGCAGCACTAGGGAGAGCATCATCTACTGTGATGACTCCCGCAGCTGGAGCACCGTTGATCCTGGTCATGTGCATCTGACCGGTATCGAGCATAATCCCGACATAGTCATCATCAGAAAAACCAGTGATATCTGTCACACTTAATGCGACTTGACCAGCTGCTTCTGCACCACTGAGTGTAGTGTCAATACCATCGCTCACGTACTGCCACTGATCGTTGAATTGCCGATACACTGTAGCATCAGTGATCAGCAACTCGTGCAAATCTCCGCTAGGGAGTACATACGAGAAATGACGTCTAGGACTACCACGAACAGGAGCAAGGTAGGGAGCATATCCCGTATCCCGCTTCAACCGTTTCTCTCGCATAACCCAGCTTTCAATGCGTGGAAACTCATTGTTTTCCAGCAACTCACTTTCGGCATCCAGTACGAGGCCACCCAACAGATTGTCTACTGTCAGGTCTTGCCACTCATGCATCTTAACTGTTGGGTCCATGTTACACGCTCGTTACAGTATGCCAAGCACCATCAGTACCATAGAAACACAACTTGTTGAGGGTGATATCCAGGACCGTTCGACCAAATCCTGGATTCACCATTGCGTTCTTTTGTGCCGTAGTCACGTTCTCAAACACAACAACTCGTTTGTCAGACAATCGATTGATCTCATCGATAATCGACCGGATTTCATCCGCCTGACGATTGTCCTTCCAACTATCGCCACGTGTCTTAAGAGTCATGTCAATTAGCCTCGGCTACGAACATCCTAACTGCCCCAAGATCACCAGCTCCCCAGGGACCAGCTGAGAACCAAGTCCAGGAACCACCAACATTTCCGAAATTTGCACATCTAGTTGGATTGTCTTGATAAGTTGATGCAGACGTATCTACTGAATACCAAGTTCCATCTGCTTTTTTCGCCCAGAATCTGACGAATGGTGTAAGCCTGACATAACTTGAGTTACCACAAACAGTTACCTGAAAATTAGATTCATTCGATCTAACAGCAATCACAGATCCGCCTACGATATAGAAAGCTGTGTTATCATTATCTATAGAACCAAAAGGCCCTGAGGGATCATCAGTAGATGGACTCGTGTATCCATAGTCTATTCCAGTTCCTACTGTGATATTATGGTACGTAACATTATGTACCGGTCTCCAGGTACCGGCATCGTTGACAGAGATCAATCGAACATTACGCCACGTCCCTCCATCGTTGACTGATACGACTGGAGTCGGTCTCCACGTACCACCGTCATTAACGCTGAGGGTAATCGCTCCAGCGGTGAGAGTGTATAGTAATGTTAGCCCTGCAAAGAGGGCCTTTCTCAATAACGATACCATATGTCACCATCCGAGCCGCCAGTTGCAGCGCTGTTGGAGAGAGTTTTAGTAGTACCAGATTTGCCAGTTATATTTCTAGCACTACCCTGAATTGTTTGACCACCACTAATTGCTGCTCCAACAGCATTAGCATGTTGAGTCACGTTACTAGCAGCTATCCGAGCATCGGTCAAAGTACCACTGGCAATATCAGCAGCTGCATGGGTATGACCAGTGGCAGACTTTGCATTGATCTGTGTCTGAATCGCGCTGGTGACACCATCGACGAAGTTCAGTTCCTCATCTGTTGGAGTTACAGCAGCGTCGATGTTGGGAAAAGTATTTTTAATAGTACTCTTAACCAACCTCAAGTGATCATCACCCTGACTAGCGAGATCGCTACTCGTCGGATTGGTTACCACCAACGAGTTGATATAGGTACCAGTTTCGAGAGCAGCAAACGCTCCCATGCTGAGCATTAAGCCCAGAAAAAGCGCTGCGAATCTATTACGCCAAGTTTTCATCGAATCACCTCTATATGTGGAGCATCCACGAAGTTCTCATCCATCGTCCTGAAATCGCCATCCCAGTCAAGACCAAATCTCAACCGGATACCTTTCTCCTCTGCAATACGTTGAATATAGCCCATGAGTCGGCCAAACGCTGCCATGTCTTTCCAGTCTATATGACCAGTAACCTCAGTGAAATAGGGGGCAATATCGATGGCATCACTTGGCTCCTTGTTGTGCTTCCCTTTCGGCCAATGAACCTGACTCTTACCAGTAGCAAAAGCCTGTTCCTGCGCTTCCTGACCACGATGACCCTCGATCACAACGAAGTCAATCTTCTTGATCGCCTCAAAGCAGATATCCTGTAATTCCTGACAACAGGACATTAACTGATTGAGTGATCGTTGGCTGAAGTTTGCCATAACTATTCCTGTGTTGTCGAGATTGAACGTACAAACGGATCATCAAAGCCCCTAGTATTTGCACCCCATCTACTTTGAGCATGAGACATCAGCATGCTATCAAAGTCCTCGTCATCCTCGCCAATCGCCTCTTTCGCTAATGCTCCGTAAATGGCAAAATACTGATTGGACTTCTCGATGTTACCGAAGCCGAGATAGATGTAGCTCACAGCTAAGTGGATGATCAAATCATCGATGTTGTCGAGATCCAGATGCCCAGTTTGCACAGTTGCTTCTGTCAACACCTCTGGCCATCGACTATACCGGAAGTACATCGTATAAGCTAGGTCTGGTACTTTCCAGAGTTCCATACGCTCCGGGCCCCAGAAAGTATAATCTGTCGGTGTTCCTCGAGCATAATACTCAGGTTCAGGAATCACCTCATCCCACTGCTTAGTAAGCCTCTTATTGAGCTTGCGTGAGAGTTGGTTATCAGCATACAGACGGACACTGTAGATCTTACGATATCGACCCAGTGTACTAACGTCAATAATCTTATCTGCAGCGGGATCAGCTGTAACTACCGTGTTAATCGTTTGAATGGCACGTAGTTCATCAAAATCATGTAGGCGAGCAAGTCTCACCTGGGACATATTCAGGACACTATCGAAACGATCATCCGCGTCAGTGCGACCACCCAGATGGGTACGCATCTCTGCTTTGATCTGAGCAATCGTTAGAACTGACATACTGCCTCCAAAGGGAGGAGCAGCATTGCTGCCGCCCCTCCAGTCCTGTTACCAGGGGAAATCACAGAACACGATGCGGGCACTCGCGTCTAATGCGACCGCACAGATGTGATCAGTGACCAGCGCGCTAACGTCCAAGGTGCCGTCAGTTGCACCTACAGCCGTCAATGCGTTGCCATCGGCACCAGCGGTCAGAGCCGTGGTCAAGGTAGCAATACCCTTGATCTGGATCCAACCATAGCTGCCGTTCGGGATTGCAGACATCAGCACACCAGCCCCGGTGTTGGCGCTATCGCTCAGATCGCTCGTCACTTCAGCGATCGTTGCGGTATAGCTATCATCACCGTGGTAGTATGCCACGTTACCAGCAACGGCTGCAATCGCGCCGGTACCAGAGTTGTAGCGCACATACTTATAGATCTTTGCGCCTTCGAACCGGATGGCACCAATGCCTTCCTTATCGGTGGTGTTGTAGTCTGTGAGTTTCGTCGCCCAGACTTTCTTCATCGAAGTGTTGTTTACGGCCATGTCAGTGCTCCTTCAGGTGAACGTGTTGATGTTGTACAACACGCCGTGGACACGTCGACGATTGGTCGTCATCGAACAAGCGGTGACGATCTGCGCAGCCCGGTCGTTGACCTGATCCGGGATCGCCTTCCACTCCGTCATATCGAAGTAGACCGCCGGGTCATAGACAAAACTCAGGAAAC